ACCATCTGAGGATCTTATAAAAATTATCTGACCAGTAGAGGGATCTTGACCAACACCACCACAAGTAATCCGTGCTGTTGCTTTACCACCAACCAAGTTTGTTCCGGTGACGGTTACTGCTGGTGTTATTTCTTCTATGTTATATGTGATACCGTTACGAGATCTCTTCAGATATAAAGGAACTGTCGCTGTTGTAAGTCCATGAACTCTAATATAACCATCAACAACAATCTTTTCACCTACAAATTTATCTCCGCCCTCTACTCTATTTTCTATTCCAATAAAGTTTGTTGTTGCACCAGTTCCTCCAGTAACTACGTGATACACTGAAGCATAATATCTTGGTTCACCTAAAACTTCGCTTTGTCCTGAAGTAAAGCCATATCTTCTAATTGCAGAGGATGAAATACTACCACTAAATCCTCTAGCATGAAGTTGATTATATGGAGCCTGATATCTGACCCATCTATCAGCAAAGAAAGTATTACTGGTAGAAGTGTGTGATGTTGAATTTCCTATGTTTCTTTGCCATATATCCAAAGCACCATTAATCAATTGGTTGTCAGAAACAAATATCGGATCACCTGCAGTACCACCAGTTGGTCCGGTAGTTCCGGTTACACCACAACCATAACCACAAGTATCTCCCCCTGCTACAAGAGAGCCCTCATAATCTAAAACAATTCCATGAGTTCTACCCGTTCCGAGAAGAACTGGTTTTGAAATCCACCCAACAGTTACGGGTTGTGTTAGAGTAAATCCGCCGTCTGCAGTTCCTGATAGGTAATAAAGACCTTCTGCTGTAAGACCACTTAGACCCTCAACATAACCCTGTGTGATAACATCAATCGAATCATGATTTACTTGACGTACTATACCGATAGATTGAGCATTTCTGATAGAATTAGCTTTCGCTGCAGTAACACCCTTTCCTTCTGCAGTTCCACCGGAATTAACTCTAACAACGCTACCCATAGTAAATCCACCGGTGGCTGATTGTTGGAATCTTATTTGTAAGTTTGGAGTTCTATTAATATATGGGTTTGCAGAGGAACCACCAAACCCAAAACTTCCAGTCACAACCAAATCACCGTCTACTGTAACACCAGGAATAACCGAAGATAAACTAATATGAGCCATTCCAGTTAAACCAAACGTACCTCCATGATAAAATGCACCAGAGTTGGATGTAGTTCCAATTAAAACATTAATGCCACTGGTAGAACCGGAAGTAACACCGTAGACATTCATGCGATTTAATTTTGCAATAACTTCATCATTTTCTTTTTGAACCCAACTATAAAAAGTTGTGTTCGAATCTAAATCTGTAATATTAAAATAATTGTCTTCTACACCCATTGAGTTTTCCTCTTATCAGAATCTTACTATTGATTGGATCATTTCTTTCCTGTTGTTGACTGCATCATTAGAATCAGAAACAGTAAAATCAATCTTCTTTGTATGTAGGGAATTTGTACCACTTCGTTTTATAGTAGGAAGTGTCACTGATTTAGCTTCGTATTTTTGTGTAGTTCCAACCACATTAAAGGTATCCCCTACAGCAAATTCCTTTCTATTTCTTGAATTTATTTCTAAATCTACTTGAAAACTTCCGGAAGAAACTTTACTAGAAGTAATGATATTATCTTTTGTTAGTCTACTGGTATTTTCAATAGATTTTTTACCTGCAAGAAGAGCTGCAGCATCAGAGGCAGACATTAATGATGCAACTGCACTTGCTTCGACTACTATACTATTTAGAAAAGTTGCTTCATCTCCTGTAGAAAGATTTCCTTCTTCTGCAGAGAGGTTTTCAACTAAAGAAAGTCTATTAAAACTAGTTTGGCTAGATAGTGCTTTTATTTCATCTGATGTAATATCTGCTGTAACTATTACATGAGTTGCTTGTAAAACCTCTCTGGAATTAAATCCATCTCTAGGACTAAATCCTAATGTTATCGCACTTTCTAATGCAGCTAAAGTTTCTGTAGTTTCATTTGTGAGAATAGTAGAAAGACTATTAGTTAGATTAAAGTCTTCATATGCTCCACCTATGTCATTAACTTCCAATCCAATTATTTTATATCTTCTTTGAGAAGCAGTCGTATCAGGAGAAGATGCAGGTGCTGTTCTTATTCTTATTTCTGCATTAGATCCAGTATCGCTTTTGATTGGAATATCTGGATTTTTTTTGTTAATATAAACGCCACTTAATGCATCTATATCAATTGATTGATACAATAAACAACCTTCGCTTCTTGCTACAGTGATGTCTGGGATTGGAATCCAATCATCGTTATTTATTACTGCCTTTTTTATTGGATCGATAGAGCAAACATAAAGATATGCATAATCATCATATCTCTGCCATCCTTGAGTATGTGTTGGTATATCAGAGGGAGTCATTCCTAATTGTCTTTGGGTTGTTCTATTAAACATGTCATTTTGAACAACCAAATATACTCTTTGATCTGCAATACAATAATAATTACCACTAGGTACGCTTTCAGAGGTCCATACATCCAACGGATATCTACTATTCCATTCTATATTTTTAATTACTACAGTAGAATTTTGACTAGACATTCTTTTAAATATAGAAGTATCCCGGAATAGATTATTCTGCTCTTTAGAATAATCGGTTCCAGTATTTGAATCTAATTCTGTATTATCAGAATATCCAACACCGACATAAAAAACTCTGTCTCCATTTTCTATTTCTTGTTCGAATCTGGTTGCATTTGAAACAGATAAATTTGTTGTATTTAATGTTAATCTAGACATATACTTTCCCTAAAACTAAGCACATCCGGTAATTCCTGTATTTGGATTGTTTGTCAGTGGCATTATTATGAACCCTGATATATTTATATCATTAAATTCTGTACCTCCACTACGTCCAAGATGCCAATTAGGATGATTAAAAGTAGGCATATTTGAAACATTAAATGTGGTCCCTGAAGTAATTCCTCTTGCATGAGTTGTTCCAGAACACCCCGAAAATGGAGGCAGAGAACCACTATCTCCCATATTATAAGCAAAATAATTGCCTATTTTTGGAGAATCAAATCCAGTTAAAGTAACACCTTCTACTTTAGAAGATCTCAATTGCTCCTCAAATACCAAATCATCCTCTTCATCATTCAGTCCACTACCAAAGACATGAATTACTTGAACGCTTGCTGATATTCCAACTGGATGCATAAGCTCTTTGTATGCAGTTTCATATACACCGGGACTAGTAAAATTTGTATCATCCACATATAAAAATATGTTGTTTTCCAACGGACCTGTAGATTTAACGCTTACACTTATAATTTCAGGAAATGCTCTAGTAAAAAATAAAGATAACCCCGCCTGAGTTCCTTTTTTCTGAAATACATCAGTTTTTATATTTTTCAATAAAACTTTTAATTGTTCGTTTGATATAGAAAATCCTTCAATATCTAATTGAGGAATAAAGGATCTTATAAAAGAATTATTTGTTTCATCTTTTATGTTTGATATATCAAACAAATCAAACAAATTATCTACATATAAACTTGAATCTTTTGTAGAATAAAGCCAGTCGTAATAATATTGTAAAAATTTAATTAAAAGTGTATCACCATTATCATGCTCTTCTACCAACCAAGTTGGCATGTAATTCTTAACATTAAATATCGTTTGTGTAGAATCATCACCTTCTATTAATTTAACTATATCCGTACTTAATGCAAAATTATCACCTCCAATTACTTTGGAAGGTGCGGCGTGTGATCCTGCAGTATCTCCGGTTGAAAAGATATAAAACATTTTTAGCCAGGCACTCCATACACAACGGACATTCCCAATGAAGCTTTACTTTGTATTAACTGTGTTGCAGAAATTGCTATATCATCTGTAGAATCAACTCCAGATATACTAATATAAATGGTTCCTAATTCAGGAGTTGATAATTCTTCTCCACCAACTACAGTCACATCATCAGAAGAATTAGCATATCCAGAATTAACCAAAAGTGATGTTATATCTGATTTTGTTATCGCTCTATCCTGTGCAGCAAAATATCTAGGTACGAAGAATTTAAGCGAATTTATACTAGGTGCATTTTTTCCATTTTGAGATAAACCAGATGTACTAACTACCTCGGTGTTAGTTCCTATAGTAGGCGCAGCTGCAGTTGCAGAAGCTGCTTGTGGACTTCCGACAAAAGAAAAATTAGAATAGCCATTTCCTTCTGTTCCGGATGGAACCAAATAACTAATTCTGATATTTGTTTGAGTTGTAATTTTGGATGTTATTAAGTTACCGGTTAAGGGATCTGTTAGACCACCAAAAATTATATCATAACCAGATTGTCTTCTTTCTATGAAAAACACACCATCTGATGATGATATGTTTGTTTCAACAGAAGATGCTAACCTATAAGTGGAATAATTACCACTACCATCTAGATCAACCTCCACTTTTAGTGTTTTAATATCTATATTGCTTTCTGGAATAAATGCAGATTGTTCATCAACATCAGGAATTATACGTTGCTTGACCACCGCAGTTTTTGCTTCATATATTGTACCAGTGCCTTGACTAATTCCGGAACTACTATCGATATAAATTGGATCTATATTATAAAATAATTTAACATCACTGTCTGTTTTAGAACCTTGAAATTTTGTATATGCAGTAATAGAAGATGTTCCATCTCCAACATTTCTAATTCTTACAGATGCAAGAGCAGATTGTTTTCCAGGAACTGCATATCCCTGAAGTTTAGCATGTGATATTATTGATTCTAATTTTTGAGCAGAATCAATAAACATCTCATTTACCATTATATTTTGAAATATAATTTGATAAAATGTATTATATGCAAGAAGATCTGTTATTGTAGCTAATGCAGATCCTTCAAAATCAAAATCAGTAAATTCTTCTTTATCTTTTATATAATCCACAATCTGATTATAGATATCAGAATATTCTAGACTAGTTAATTTTATATTTGGAATTGTCATGTTTATCCTTGCTTAGTAGCTATATCTACCAGAACTAATGTTAACATTAACAGTGGTTTGTGTTGTTGAAATTACACCTTTATCTCTATACTTATAAGTAATAACAATACTTACATCATTATCTGTTTTTTTAGGTTTTACTGATTGAACTTTTATTCTATTTTCATATGTATTTAAAGATTGAAGAATATCACCTGCTGCTTGAAATAAATTTTGATGATCTGATTCGAATAATAGTTTAGTTAAACCAACACCAAATTTTGGACTAAATGATTTTTCTCCTAGCATAGTAGAAACTATATTTTTTATTGATTGATTTATAGCTCTAGTATCATAAATTAAATTTAAATCTGAAGTAAATTTATTTTTACTAAAACCAAAATCTATATCTGTATAGGTTTTTTTATTTGCCATATTACTATGTATTTCTTTTTTTAATAGCCATAACTACTACCAGAATCTGCATCTGTTGTATCAGTAGTTTCCGTATCTGTTGTATCAGTAGTTTCCGTATCTGTTGTATCAGTAGTTTCCGTATCTGTTGTTTCTGTTTCAACTACTTCTTCTTGTTCCTCATTTATTAAAGTAGAGTCATCAGTTTCTTCTTCTGACTCTTGAGCTTCTTCATTATATACAACATATCCATCTGGTTTAGATGAAACTGCATGATTCATTATACCATCCGGCATATAAAAATCTACATTTGGATATTCACTAAACGTATGTGTGTGATATTCTCCATCTGGAATAGTTGTATATAAAGGATAATACCAACCACGTACTTTAGAATAATTTGCGTCCGTTCCACGCACAGCAAATGCAGAACTAGAGGTTAAAACTGGAATTGTAGATTCCAATTCCTGACTTTCTTCTGTTAATGGTTCTTCTTCATCCTCGGTGGTATTGTCTATTGGTAAACTATCCCTAATTAAAGTCAAATCCATTTTATGTAAGTTAGTAGAAACTATTTTATGTGTAATGCTATTAACCAGCCATTTTCCGTTAAACTTTGCATTCTTTTCCATAGTTGAAAGTTTATGTGATGTCTCTGGTATATCTAGAGGGTCTAAATTAGGAATTTCTACTACATCAAGATTTACAATATCACCAGGTCTAATTGATAAATCACCAGATACCGTAATTACTATCTGTTGTGTTCTCAATAGAGCAGTCTGGGCCGCTCTCCATAATGGAGTATTGTGTGGTGTATTCCAAAAACTAGCATTTGTTCTGGTATATTTAATATAGTCCATGAATTTTTCACCCATACATGGACATTTACAACTAATAGGTGAATTTGGATCCTCCCAAACACATCCAAGATATTCTGCTCCCAATACCTCTTCTATTTTTTCACATTCTTTCGTATTCTTTAGTAACTCATTAAGTTCCGATCTTGTCGGTTCGTTGTAAACTTCGTCTAATAAATTATAAGCAGTTCTTGCTTCTTCTAATGTCTGATAAAATTCATCTGCAATGATATTTGGAATTGGATATGTCGAGTCGTCACTATCGTCTAAAGGATCATTTTTAATTATTGCATATTTATTGCCATCAGCAATTGCCTCAACAACTTTTTGTCTCAATGCTGCTCCATCTTCTGATTGATTTTCATATAATAAAAGTTCAAATAAACTTTCTATTGATTCTACTCTAGGAAATAAAACCAAATCACTACTTTCTTCTGCTCCGTCAGTTTCTTCTTGTTTTCTGCAAGGACAATTACACAAAAGATCATCATCTGGACAATCTATATTGCTAACAGAACCACTTGGATTTGAGCATATGTAACTATTTCTTATAGAATGTGGTTCTTCTATTGATTTAGTAGTTTTTCTGGGAATTACTTCCTGTAATTTTCTGATTATTTTAATAGATGAATTTTCGATCATAGAGAACACCCATCGCAGTTTCCATCGTGTGCATTTTCGACAGAGAAGTAAAAAATTAAAGGAGCTTCGCCATTTGGAATTGTTCTATTATCTATACCCACACCATCCAACTCAGTATAATCTATACTATTAATAATTACAATTTGTCCTAGAGGAACTGGATTACAATCTAAAGTTGTTTGGTAATCACCATCAGTCTGTTTGATTAACTTATATCCTCCAACTGGAAGCATAGAGAACCCAGAAGGATAATCACTATATGTCGATTTAGTTGCATTGACACCAGGAGCGACGGGAATGTCTCGGATCTCACCAGCAAGCTCTTCTTTTTGTGCGTCAGTTAAATCAGAATAAACCGGAAGATCTTTTTGGTAATGGAATACATTGGGATTTTCTGCCTTTGGATATTCACCTTCGTCGTAAATATCTCTATTTAAAATTTCATTTGTATTATATGCCCAACCCCAATTTACAGTATCCGTTGATGTACCCTTTCCGTTTGGTTTTTCTAAAATTATCCAAGGAGAATAACGATCATTATGAAATACTAAACGCAGTCCCTCTGGATCCACACCAGTAAAATATGATGCTACACTTTCTATTGATTCGTTTGTCCATGATGGTTCGCAATTGTTTTCTGCTGGTATATCTTCATCTTCATTTCCTATAACATAACAAGGCGAGTCTTCGGTTGTATCAATATTTACATAAATCTCACCATGAAGATCTCCGATAGTTTTGATATCAATTGTTTCTCCATCTGGATTTTCTCCATCTGGACCATCAATAATTCTTTTGAATATAAACGGTAGGGGGTATGGGTTTTCTATATTTCCACCACCCTCCGGATCTTCCGGAGGGGAGACAAATTGTATTTTATTTAAATGTTCTACATAGGCTTCATAAAAATCTGCCCCATTTTCCAATCCATTTGGAAAATCGTCATCACCTTCAAAAACAGTAGCATCGAATTTTATACCAGCACCCAAAAAATTGCCAAGTTCTGCTTTTGGTATAATAGCAACTTCTTTCCAGGCATAACGATAAATATTTGTTCCAATTTGACTCCAGGCTTTTATAACAGCGGCTGTATCTTCTTGTACTGTATTGTCTTCACAACAAACCGAGTGCCTATAAATATTCCATTTTTCTTTATATGCAAGAGCGTCTCTATATTTCTTTTTTGCCATAAATGTTGGACGCTTGATATCATTAACAATTGATTTTAATATATCTGATGACATGTTAGTGCAATCAAACATTGCCTGCCACATTGGAACCTCATAACCAGTATGATCCGAAGAATCATAGATATTGTTATCTACCTCCCCTATAGCACCTTCTTCCTCTTCTGTGTTGGTGTGGTTTCCCATCAATATAAATGAATTGACAGAATCGTTATCTTGAAAAGATCTATCGTCTGCCCAACCAAAATACTTGTCATATACTCTTAAGCTTTCATTTTCTACCTGTTCCAACTGTTCCGCCGCGTCCTCTGTATCATAATGAGGCAATAATTCACCCTTTTCTATTCTCTTCCAGTTTGGTGTGCTAGGATCTTCTCCTATCGCGTCTCTCTTGTAATTATACGTAATTTTTTGTTGGTTATATTTTGCTCTGTCGTCCATCAGCCTAGAGTATGGTGAGTCATAATTTGGTGTTATTTTAATATAATATGAATATAATGCACCAGAAGAAATTGAATCGTATTCAGAATAATCATTTACGACATCAAACCTAAGAATTCTTTTTTTATCGATTATGTTATTATTTACACTAAACGTTTTCATTTCTTCTTCTGTAGTGTCATCTATCATTTTAGAAACAGATTTAAAGTGCCAACCACCCAAATCGTGCCAAAAGAAATAATTGACCGCGTTAGAATCATTTGAACTTATTGCATATTCTTTACAATAGTTCATTAACTGAATCGTGTTCATGTTTCTAGTAGGTTTTCTACTAGGCAAAGAAAAATACGAAGGGTGGATCCAAATATCATTAAGAGTAGGTTCTGTTTCAATTTCTTCTCGGTCAAAAATAGTCTCAACTAAACCAAGAACAGGTTCTGGACAATCTGGCGTACACTCTTCTTCTTCCTCTTCTGTAAGAGGCCAATCATCAGTTGAAATTTTTCCTATAAAACCATCAAATAATACATCTGGTGTTTCAAAAACTTCCTTTACTTTATCAGAAGAAAAATGAATAGTAATTTTTCTTTCTACCATATTTTCCGGAGTTTTTTGTGTGTCTGCAATATTTGTAGAATCTTCAAATGAGTGTATGCTGAATAAAGGAAAATTAACCAAAATAGCTTCATCTTCTGAATTCTCTTCGATTGGAGTAAAAGCAGATATTTCCAATTTTTCAGATCCTATCAATTGCATTTGCTCATATTCACCTTTTGTCGCATCAAATACCAAACTACCTTCTATGACTGGACTATTTAATGACTCTGTAAAGGTAATATAATCCAATGAAAGTTTTCCTGAAATATTAGAAGCAACACCATTAGGATCAACTATAGAATATAATACACTTCCATCTTTAGAAAGAATACTTACTCCAGTTACATCTATTTCATTATTATAGGGGGTGTTATAATCCACCATTATTTTTACCTCCGACCAATTTTAACATCTATTTCGGTGCCTCTTTCGAAAGCATTTTTATCTGCCATCATTTTAGAAACTGCGGCATTAAAATCACCAGCAATTGACGCATTTATATGTTTTATTGTTTTCGTTTCGTTATTTTTCTCTAATTCAACATCAAAGAACGTTTTAGATTTTATATCAGTAGGTAAATCACTATTTGATAATTTATAAATTGCAGTCCCAGAGGTAGGACCAGTTAAACTGAAATCATACTGATCTGTTGGAGTACTACCACTTAATATAACAAACGGAGATATTTCATTATTTTTGGAGCCAGTATCATAAAGAAAATCTATCTTATTAACTTCTGTCTCAGTTCTTCCTAATTTAAATTTATTTCCTTCGTGATCTTTATTTTCTATTTCTACAAATGAATCATCAGTGTATTTTCTAAAGAAATAGATATCTGGATTTGTGTCCAAAGAAGCAGAATTTGAAGAATTTTCATATTCTGTTTTTAGTATAATTCTTCTAAAAGTAGAATCGTATTCCTTGACAGCTCCTGCTTTTTTCCACTCATCCGCTGTTGTTGCACCCGTAAATAATACAACGACATCACCTGCTTTAATGTCTTCTACGTTCTTTCCATCTTTTAAATAATAAACAGTTCCAGGATATTTTTCTTTTAATTCTATTTCAAATTGTGGCTGGTTGAGGGGCATTTTAGAAAACGAATCAATATCATTTAAATACAAAACCAACCAATATAAATCAACTATTCCATAAATCGAAGCACTCAGATTTTCTGTTTTTTTAACATTTTCTGTATATCTCGATTTTATGTAAGAAGGATTGTTTTTAAATGCTTCACTGATTACAATACTTTTTAATATATTGACACTCTCTATAACTTGTAAATTAGAAAGCACAAAATTAGTTTTTGGAAATCTGTTTATAAACATAATGCCCCCAAATTAGATTAAACCATCATCGTCGTCCCATGTATAAACTTCAGATCTAGTCATCAATTTAGGTGCTGAAATTCTTCCATAAGCAACACCAGCAGTTGCAAGTCCCTGAGCATATCTACAGAGTGGTTCCATTTCCCTAAATCTTATGGTAACATCTGTAACGAAGGGATACGTGAAACCTCCCGGATCTACAATGACAGAGTTTGAAAAGTGTTCAGCTTGAACTAACTCAAGAACCAATAATTTTGGTTGTCCTAAATACGCCAAAGGTGCCTGTCCTTCGTTATTTTCCACTTCTGTCAAGCTACCATCTTCTCCATTTACCAATCCATGACTCAATGTAAAAACTGGTGGTGTTCCTATTAAATCTCTATTCGACTGAGTAAATCTTGATATTGGGTATGAATATGCTTCCAATTGACTAACCGCACTTAAAATTCCATTATCACCGTAAACATCCTCCTCATCTCTTGCAACAAATCTATAATCTAGAGTATAGATTCTGTTTGTAGGTCCGGAGTATTTTAATTCTGTATTGGACATTCCAACCATTGGCTGATCTGTCAATGATGAAAACTGACTCCTTGCACTGTCCATTATCCCAGTTTGAGTGGTAATAAAAGTCTCTGCAAGATTACCAAAAACACTAGCACCCATCTGTTTAAAGATATCATCACCACCCATATATTCTATACTTTCACCTAACATTGCTGTAGCCTCGTCTCCAAGATACACATCAGGACGTGCTCCACCTTTTCGTCCCAATTTTTGTAAAGTATATGCTAAACTTGTTTCC